TCAGGAGAGACTTCATCGAACCAGGGGGGACATTCATCAGCAGGCGGGTTATACGGCCGTCTGTGACCGCTTCCAAGTGCAGGCAAATAGCATCTAACGCCCAGCCCCATTTAAGCGGCTGTGCTGGCTCTAAAACCTTCCACGCACGTTTAGCGAACTCAGCCAAAGACCGGCGGCAAAGTTCACGCTCTACATTCAAAAGGTCAGTCTCTGTCAGTTGCATCTTTTGCAGCCATTATTTCGGCTAGTGTTTCGGTCGATAACTTGGTCGTGTCAATGGTCGACTTAATCTCAATCGGATTCTCTTTATCGCCAGCCAATTGGATTTTTTCGCCGTACTTTCTGGGGGCAAGTTTTGAAAGAAGCCATTTTCTAGTATCAACCTGCAATTTTTGCTTTTTCACTGCGCCGGAATCAGTGGATCCGCTTTCAGTGCTGCCGACTGGCTCATCTGCAATTTGCAAAGTTTCTTCTGCGAGTTTCTCGATTAAATCTTCTCGCGCGCGCGCATATTTTTCGGCTAGTTCTTTATCTTGGTCAACCCACAAATTAAACGTGCTTTGCGGCAATCCGACTGCTTTACACGCAGCAAATGCGCTTTTGCCTTTTGTGGACATTGAATCCAAAATTGATTCAATCATTTGTTCTTTTGTTAATTGGTCATATTTTCTTGTTGCTCTTTTTGATTTTTCATTAGCCATGATTAACCTTTTTTAATTAAAAAGTTCCAGCCTTTTTAGTCGTGCAAACAATTTGACCATTCGGCAATGTCTGGCACGTTGTAATGTAATTAGCCAAGCAATAAGGAGAGATTACAAAGCACAAAACAAAAATAATCTTTTTCATATTAACTATTCTCCGAAGTTAAACGATTTGCCACCAAAGTAGCGTAACCGGCAATATCTGCCCAATGATCTACATAATCAGCATTGCCATTCAAAATTCTGGCGATTTTATGTGCGATCATGTCTAACGCTTCTTTCTGGTCATTAGAAAGTAATTCCCATCTTTCATTGTCTGAATAATGCAGAATTATTTTTAAGTCTTGGCTGATTTTTGCATGAGTTACGAACTCGCCATGAGTTTTGCCTCTTTCAGCCAAGATTGCGCTCACGTTTACATTGTCGGTCATTTTTCCCCCTAGTGTTCAAATTGTAGTTTACGCTGTAACTTCATTAACACCCAATAAGCGGATCGAAACATTTGTCCGGTCACTGGTGCCATACCGTTTTTTTACGGTCAAACAGACCACTTGCTTATCGTCAACCCAAACAATCCCATTCAGACCGTCTAAAACCGCCTTTGCGATGTTGTCAGCATCTGGTGATACCAAGTGATGCTCCATGCCTTCCGATGCTCTCTTGCGCTTTTTTGCCGACCACGATGCAGGCGGAAGGAACTCGGCCTCGATAACTACCTCGCAGGCTTGTTCAGTAGCAGGTGCGTTTCCGATAGCCTGCTTTGCAGTCCACGCCACCAGTTGCTCGAAATCCACGGTTTTTTCAGGCGTGAAAGCGCGAACAAACCCGCCCTGCCTTGAGAAGCGAGGGCGACCTTTTCCAACCGGCTTGCCGGGTATGGTGAACTCAATCATGCTCAACCAAGTCTTTTTCTTCGATTTCGTCTTTTGCCCACCAAGATGTGCCCGGCAGTGACGGAGTGCGATAGAAGCCGTTTTGATCGGGTGACCACCCCAAGGTATTCAGTTCACTCTCGGAGAGGCATCTACGCATGTCTGCTCCGCTGGAAACGCCATGCTTACCAACACGATGCTTGTCGAAAGCGTGATTGCTACGAAAATACAACCCGCAACCTGCGCATTGGTTTTTTTGTCCGGTCAATTTCATGTTCAATTCCTCTCGTTAAATATCGTTTTTGCCGCTTCTCTGGCCTGTGCTGCCGTTGGAAAGCTTTTGATGATGTTTTTACCGTCCCAAAGCGTGAACTTATCAATCCCACTGCAAACCGCCCGAGCAATGTGGAATCGATCGTCATGTGTTGCCACGCTGTAATCGCTTGTGCGCTTCCACTCCATCACTGAATCCTTTTGATTGTCGACAGCAATTGACGCAAAGCGATTTTGCCGGCTTCCGTCGGCTTTCCAGTATCGTCCGGTGCAGGCAACAACCCTGCCGAGTGTTCTGCCGTAAGCCTTCCCATTTTTACTGCCGCTTCCAGAGCATCAGCCCGTCTTGATGGTTCCGTACCGAATGAAGGAAACCACTTAACCTCAGCACCAATTGGCATTTCAGCCATGATTCGCTCATAAGCCGATTTGAACGCCATTCTTGCGCCAACCTTATCCGGCATCACATCACGTGCAATTCCCCACGCTGATGCGATTGGCTGATTCCAGACAACTGTAGTCGACTCGTCCAGCGCCTGTACCGCAATCGCCCAGGCTTCATCAGCAGACAATGGTGCGTTTTTCTGAGGATTCATCTTTTCGATTTTGCCCACAATGTGCGCTGGCATTGGCATAAACCGACCCGCATCAGAATCCATCATGTGCGCTTCAAAAGCCGCTTTTACCTCAGACACGTTAAAACGGCGCAGAAGCCCCCACCACAGTCTGATGCTATCCACACTCATTTCGCGTGAATAAACGTCCGCTACACCCCTTAAAATCGCTGCAAACGCCTTTTTATCTTCTTCAGTCATCATTGCACCCATTTTGCGGTTGAATCAATCACGTTTCTGTCATCAGGCTCACCAAGGAACCCGTCAAAGTTTTCAGACCTTCTCACCGATGCTGCTGCGGCTTTCACCGTCACGTTTTGCAGCCATTCAGCCTTGAAACCAGTCCACCCTCTCTCGCACATTGTCTGCAATGCAGTCTGCATGGTGATGTTCGCTTTCGTGGCTTCTCTGGCAATCCCATCGAGTGCCGTTTGCGTTACAGGCGCTTTCTTCGCTTTTCTGTGAGCAACCCAGTCAGACCAGACTTGGCTGTCCACATCATCGGGTTTGGAGACACTAGAGCGCGAAGCGCGTTCTGCCGCTTGCGGCTTTTCTTTTTCTCTCTCTTTCTTTGTATCTGTCTCTGTCTCTGTCTCTGTCTCTGGTGCATCATCTTGATATCGCTCTGATATCAAGCCGATATCATCAATATCTAAAAATGGTGCCAACTCTTTTAAGGCATTGATTATTTTGGATTTCTCCATTCGCAACCTGAATGCAATATCATCAATGCTTGGCAAGTTCCCCTGCATTTGCTTGTCCTCAGATGCCAGCAGCCAAAGACCCACCAAAACACGGAAAGAACAGTCTGATATCAAGCTGATATCACGTTGATCCAAATTATCTCGGTAAAGTTTTATCCACGGAGGCGACCTGTCTTTGAAGTGTTGTAGTTTTGCGAAGTTCTTAACTTTCATGCCGCTGCCCTCGACTTGGCTTCATCAATCAAATTTCGCAGCATTTGGTTTTTTTTCATTACAGCCTGCTTTGCACAGTGAACACAACTTCCGTTCCTTGTGTATTTGGTCGTTGTTCCGCATTTCCTACACTGGCTTCCTTCATAGTGCACGTCACCATTTCGAGCGGCCTTGAATCTTGGGCTATCCATTTTTCCTCCGTGTTTTTAACGTCACCATCATAAACAAAAAGCGAAACAAGATCAACAATCACCTGCTAGCCTGTCCGACACTCTCCAACGCCACCCGCTTGACCAGTGCAGCAATTTTTTCGTCACCGGCTGAGGCCTGCAGTGCTTCCCACTGTCGCCAGTTAAAGCGAATAGACACCACTGGCGGCTGCTTGGCCAGATACTTGTCCTGGGCTTTTTTAAGTGCCTCTGATCGCATCATTGCCCCCTTGAAACAGACAATAGTTTATTAACTGCCGCAATCCAGTTATTAGCAGCATTCAGATTTTCAAAATGATGCTCATGCACTTTTTTGTTGTGCGTATTTACCACCATTACAAAAACAGACCCGTCGTTGTTATGTTTAATAATCGATTCAATTTGAAGCATTTTTAATCCAGTGAAATGCACCCCGAAGGGTGCGTGGGTTTATTAAACTTTTTATATTTCAAATCCGTCTGCTTTTTTAGCGTCAACAAGCCATTCTGGGATAACGTACATCACATCTTGTTTTATATTTACGTAAAAATCATTCTCAACTTTTTGGATAAATTTTTTTGGAAACCAGCATTTTGTTTTAATCAATTTTGTTGCTGTGCTATTCCACTTTTGCAATTCAAATGCCAATGCTTTATCGGTCTCACTTACTGCCGAATCAAGCATTATTGTTCTGGTTCCTTTATCTCCGGCTTTCATGTCATGTCTTGCCAAAATGTAATCAGAAACCTTTGTAAACTTTGCTTTTGAAAAATCCGCCATGATTCCCTCCGGTGCTGTTGTGTTGTTGATGTGAGCATCTTATATGTTTACCTATACCATGTCAAACGCAATGTCCGACACAGCAAAAATTCGTTCAGTTCTGCACTTCTGTCCGGCCTTGCAGGTAGGCTATCAACTTTTGCACAGTGTCGTATTTCGGATTGGTGGATCCGTTCATCAACCGGTAAACCGCATTGGGGTGTACGCCTGCAGCCTTGGACACCGCACGAATGTTGCGGTCTGCCAGCATGGTCTTAATCTGTTCGAGTGTCATGTTTTCTCACTTGATGTTAAAAAAATAGCTTAGGGTGTTTACATCGTATCAAAATGTGTGTAGTATTTCAATCCATGCACTCCACAGGGTGCATGAAACATGTCGGAAGATAGTAACTGGATTGAGGATTGAGGTTTAAGTTATGAGCAAAGCGCATTACTGGGGAGTACCAGAGTTTGCTCAAGCAGAAGATCTGCCTGAGGTTCCTAACGTCGCTGTTGGGAAGCAGGACTCCGCTGTTAAGTCAGCGGAGCTTGAAAACTGGGCAATCGCCGCCCGCTATTACTGGGCCGCGGCATATGCCGCAATGACACAAAAAAAGTTCTCTCTCATGAGAGAGCAGGCGAAGATCGCCGCTCAATGCGAGTACGCCGCCTCGCCTGAGGCGGCTCTGATGATGGCCATTTTTGGATCTGGGAAAACAGCCCCGGAAAGGGCTGTACAAATAGGGCAAAAAGTGCCTGTTGACGAGTCTACACAAGCAAAAGCTTGTGTTAAAGCTGAAATGGAAAAGTTTTCCAATAGGGGGAAAAAATGAAGTTTGTGAATTTAACTCCTCACGACATTACCGTAGAGGGTGTTGGGGTGTTTCCGGCATCTGGAAACATCGCGCGGGTAGAAACCAAGCGCGTCTGCATTGGTGGGTGGGGGAAAGTACGGATCACCAAACAAACTTTTGGTGATGTGAGTGGGGTACCGGCCCCACAAGATGGGGTCGCATATATTGTTAGCGGAATGGTCCTGTCTGCCCTTAACGGGTCTAGGGCAGACGTTGTAGCCCCGGATACTGGGGCAGATGCTGTACGCTCCAACGGCCACATCGTGGCCGTTCGCGGTTTTGTTAATTAAAGAAAGTGCGGCCCAATGCCGCAACAAAAATGCTTATAACAGCACACAAGGAGGTTTTCAGATGGACAACTACCCAGCAGGCGCATACCAAGAGATGATTCGCCGCGAACGCTTTGAAGATGCTGCAGAAAAAGCCGTATTCGAATTGACCGTTGAACACGCCGAAATCATCACAGCTTCAATCAAAAGCCTTGATGACGAAACCGTTTCTGACGTTGCGGAATACTTCGACTCAGACTTTGCCGAAAAGATGATTCGACTCCACATTGCTGGCGATTCTCAGAAATTGCATGAAGCGATTCACAAAGAACTGGCCAACACAATTCTTTTTATTGCCGAACTGAGGGCAGAGCGAGAATTTGAAAGCAACCCATACGAACTTTTTGATGACGTTCCGTTTTAACTAATAACCTGGGCGCATCTGGCGCCCTTTATCGGAGGATTTTATGAGCAACATCGTAATAGCCCAAGCAAACAAGCTCGCAGACGCACTCGGCCTGACAGGAGCAGGAGATGAACTTGTAACAACACTGAAAGCGACAGCCTTCAAAGGTCAGGTATCAGATTCACAACTGGCTGCGCTGCTTATTGTTTCCAATCAATACGGCCTCAACCCTTGGACAAAAGAGATTTACGCTTTCCCAGACCGTAACGCAGGTATTGTGCCTGTTGTGTCTGTCGATGGTTGGGCACGAATCATCAATCAGCACCCGCAATTCGATGGTATGGAATTCCGCCAGGACGATGAATCCTGTACTTGCATTATGTACCGCAAAGACCGTAGTCACCCGACCACTGTCACCGAATACATGAGCGAGTGCAAACGCAGTGCACAACCTTGGCAGTCACACCCAAAGCGTATGCTGCGACACAAGGCACTGATTCAGTGTGCTCGTCTTGCTTTCGGTTTCGCAGGTATCTATGACGCAGACGAAGCCGACCGCATTGCCGAATCTGTAAATCAGCAGATGGTCAAGGAAATTGACGCGCTTGGAAATGAGCAAATCGCTCAGGAAACCGAGGAAATGCGTGTACCTGCGGACGATGCTGCATCAAAGGGTGTTCAGGCATACCAGGCTTTCTGGAAGGAACTCACCCCAGCACAGCGCAAAGCATACGGCACCGAGGCGCACAATCGCAGGAAAGCCATCGCAACGCAGGCTGACAAAGACAGGACCATCGAAGCAGAACCGGTCGAGGCCTCAGAAACAAAACAGTTCTTTTCCGACATGGATAAAACCGTCAGCGATTTTTTCGGGGAGTAATCAACCATGAAAATCATCAACGTTGAGCAGGGATCCGCCGAATGGCTTGCTATCCGTACCGGTGTTCTGTCGGCCTCCAATGCGGCTGATTTTCTGTCCGTTAAAAAAGATGGCTCGATGACAGCAGCAGGTAAAACGCTGGCGCACAAACTGGCATTGGAGCGAATCACAGGGAGCCTGTGCGATAACTTTGTCGGCAACACAGCCACGCAATGGGGCAAAGACAACGAATCATTTGCCGCTGATGCGTATGAGGTTCGTACAGGTCAAATCCTTACCAGTGTCGGGTTTGTCTTTCACAACGAACTGTCAGCAGGTTGTAGCCCCGATAGGCTTATCTGCGATGACGATGGAAAGCCCATCGGCGCATTGGAAATTAAATGCCCGTTCAGTCAAACGAAGGTTGCTGAAATATGGGCAACTGGCGATGTGTCGGACTACGAACAGCAGTGCAAGTTTCAGATGTATATCTGCAATCTGCAGTGGGTCGATATCGGTGTTTATGACCCTCGACTTAGCAGGGCAGGTCTTGACCTATTCGTAACTCGATTTGAGCGTGACGAATCAGAAATGTCAGACATTGACCAGAAAACACGCAAATTTTTGGCGTATGTAGACAGCATCGAAGCAAAAATCCGAGCAGCAGCAAACAAGTAATCAACCCGCCGGCGAAAGCCGGCATTCAACAGGCGAACAAAAATGAATCAATTTTTTTCAGACGTACAAAAGTTTATGACGATCGCAGGGCAATTAGACAGCGATGGATTTAACGCACGCCAGACAGCACTTTACATTGGACTGCAACTAGAAGAAATGGCCGAGAAACTTGAAGCTTGCGGATTTGACCCCGCAAGCCCGGCTGTCAATTTTCTTTATTCAACCAGCAGCAGCTTCAAAAAAGGGCTGTTCGATTACATGGTAATGCACGCAGACCGAGAAGCTATGCTCGATGCAGACATCGACTTGGCCTGGGTAACAATCGGATCCGCTCTATCTCAAGGTGCGAATGTAGAGGGTGCAGCAGCAGAGGTTAGCAGGGCAAACCTTGCAAAGTTTCCTGACGGTGTTGCCGTGCGTGATGAAAACGGCAAAGTTATAAAGCCAGAAGGCTGGACAGGGCCAAACTTATCAGCATTTATCCAAAGCAAATAAATTAACGGAGAGCGCCCGGGTTGTACTGGGCGCATACACATGAGCACAAAACAACAGATTTTTGATTTTATTGAGTCGTCAGGGCAAGTGACGTCTGGCGCAATTGCAAGTCACTTTAAGATTAGCAGAGAAACGGTCTTAGACAAAATAAGATTGATGGAGAACGAAGGGATTGTATACAGAGGCAATCAATTAAGAATTGGCGGAGTTTTGTGGTCAATTAAGAAAACAAAAACAAAGAATGAGATTGTTTTTGATGTGCTTGAAAAATACGGAACCATGAAAAAGACTGCGATCTCCGCAATGTGCGGAATCAGCAAAAGAAACATAGAAGAAATATTAAAAAATTTGTATTCAACCGGCTTAATAAGTATTGAAAAAAAATTACAAAACGGCCGCACAATAAATTTTTACAGCATCAAAAACAAACTTGCCGAAATTCAATTCCCCCAGGACAAGCCTGCCAGAAAAAAGATGCCTGAGCACCCGCTTTCTTATCTGTTCAAGGGTTCGCCGTGGCAAGGGGCTGAAAACTTCATGGGTGCAGACCCAAACAAGTAAACATCTCTTGACACACAGTTCTCGTTTCGTGTTATTATTCACACATCGCAGCACAACACACAACGGAGGAAGTCATGCAAACACAAACATTCATCAACGGTTCGAACAACATCACATGGACAGCACGAATCGTCAATGTAGGCGATAAGTACGGTTTGAATTTTGCTCTTACCAACGACAAAAAGCCAATGATTGAATTCTATGACACACGTTATCAGCACACTGAATTCGGTCAGTTTGTACAACGCTACAACCTGTCATGTTTTATTACGATAGAACGAGGCGCTGGATTGTTGTTAGACACCGGAAGCGAGAATTGGTACTTGGACGCAAACACAGTTGCAGAAGTCAAAAACTGGGCTGCTTTGGAAACAATGGAGAGTGTTTAATGGACGAGAAAAAAATGCTTTCAATCGCTATGACGATGCGAGAGGCCGCTGCAGATTTGATTGAACAGGCAGAAGCAATCGAGCTTGATGTAAAGATTCAGCGGGTGAAGTCAATGCCGAACGGTGAATTGATGGCGCTTTTAATTGAACTTGGACACGCTAAAAAAAATGGGGGTAAAAATGTTTAATCGCAAATCTCAACTTTCAAACAAAGCAATGCTAAAAGCTTTTCCGTTTGAACAACTTTCAAATAATGAAAATTGGTTTGACAGGAATCCGGTAATTTCTGGTGGTATTACTGGCGCTGTGTTTGCTGTGATTTTATATGTCGGCTTGTTTTTTAATTGAGGCAATATGTTTAATGAAAAAATTGAGCCAACTGTCTGGGTCGTTCACCGACTGGCGCCGAGTTACATGCACACTGTTTTTTGTAGCCCAGACCGTGAAAAATGCGTTTCTTTTATTGATGAAGCGCATCGGTGGTATGACCGTGTTTTTATGTCTGACCCAGTTCCATTGTATGAAGTTCGCAGGGGTTGGATTCTAAAACAACTGGACCAGCCATTCGTTACAAGCCGTATTAAACGGGCATGGCTGGCATTGAATGGGGAACTATGAAACAAGTATCAGCGTTGACATTATCACTGGCGGCAGGGTCTGCAATCAATCAGGAAGCACTTCACACGATTCAAAATCTGAACACGCCACACAAGAATCATGAGGACATTAAACGCATCACTGAGTTGTACCGGTACAAACCGCCAACTATGGGCGACGGAAAAGATTGGGCGAGAAATGTAATGCACGAACAGCATAAGTTTCACCCGATGGCGATTAAATGGGCGCGTGAGGTTTTGAACGGTGGCGAAAAATGAAAGCACTTGAATTGCTCACAAAGTACGAACTCACAAGTTCGCAGTTAGCAAGCCGCTTGCAGATCACCAAAAGCACAACACGTCACCATGTCAAAAATTTGCGCGATGCCGGCCAGGTTCGCATTGTCCGGTGGGAGAAGTCTGGCAGGCAAACTGTGCCGGTTTATGCAGCGGGGCAAGGCAAAGATGCACGAAAACCGGATCCGCAACCACGCTTGATTGTGAGACTTCGGTACAACGAAAAGAACCGTGCAAAGGTACGACTAACGCAACGCAAAACACCGGTAACTCCGTGGGATTGTCTAGGCGTGGTTGGTGTTACATGGGGGAATGTATGACACGCGAAGATATTATGAGAATGGCAAAAGACGTTTGGAGCGCAGGCGATATGTATATAGGTCCTGATGAGAGAAGCCTTGAACGCTTCGCCGCACTGGTGGCAGCGCATGAGCGGGAGCAATGCGCGAAGATTGTTGAGCATTACACCGGCGCATGGTCAGACCAAGGTTATGCACTGACACAAGCAATCAGGGCGATGGGGTGAGAGATGAACATCAAGTTCAAAAACGTCAGCGGCATGGACGCTTGGATACTAATTCATCGCCACGCAGAAAACTGGTCAGATGCGGGAAGGTTGATGGAGGAATGGCGTGATGCCAATCCACCCGCAGCCCCTGCGCCAGATGTGGAGCCGGTTGCGTGGCTTTTTCAAAACGAAGAAACGGGTTTAACCGAGTGCGTGGACATTCAGCAGGTTGAATGGGGCTTTGAAAAGAGCAACCCTCGTTGGCAAAAAATTGCACCACTTTACACCCACCCACCCGCTGCAGATGTGCAGGAGTTGGTGGAGGCGTTGCGACTGATGATTGATTCCCATACAGAAGGCGGCTTTCCAAGCGCAACTGTTGTTATAGCGCAGGCAGCGTTGGAAAAGTGGGAGGGCAAATGACCCGCGATGACATTGTTCGTATGGCACATGAAGCGGGAATCATGATGCGATCTCATGAGCATCAGGACGAGCCGACGAAGTTGGAGAGGTTTGCTGCACTCGTGGCAGCGCATGAACGGGAAGCGTGTGCGAGGATTGTCGAGCATTACACCGGCGCATGGTCAAACGAAGGTTACGCACTAACACAAAAAATCAGAACGAGGAAAGAGAAATGAGCGACAAAATTGAAACAGGTGGCGCGGCGTTTCCGTGCCTTGACAGTCATGGTATGGGTTACGAGGGCATGACCCTGCGTGACTACTTCGCTGCGAAGGCGATGCAAGGAATTTTAGCAAGTCCGCACTATAGAGGTTCGGCTTTTGTAAATGCTGATGCTGCATACAGATTTGCAGATGCAATGATGAAAGCGAGGGGAGAGAAATGACAGACCGTGAACTGTTGGAACTGGCTGCGAAGGCGGCGGGTGAGCTTACCCCAAGTTGGTACGGAAATGATGCTTATTTTGATGGCGTTTTAAGTAGATGGAACCCGCTTGACGACGACGGCGACGCACTGCAGTTAGCTGTGAAGCTGCGGATTGATTTAGACCAGTATGCAGATTCAGTTCGCTGCCTTCGTTCGGAAGATTTTGACGATTGGGAAGGCACAGAAGCAGTAGAAAATCTCGGGCAAGACCCCTGTGCTGCAACCCGGCGCGCAATCGTTCGGGCGGCAGCAGAAATTGGAAAGGATATGGAATGAACAAGCACACACCTGGTCCGTGGAGTGTCGATGATCCGCATCAGATTTGGGCCGAATCCGCCGGTGAGTATGTGGCAATTACACGGGTTGAAGATTGGGAGACGATCCCGCGAGAGCAGGCTGAGGCCAACGCCCGCCTGATTGCCACTGCGCCTGATTTGCTGGAGGCACTGAATGAATTGATTGGTTGGCAAACGACTGCGCCGCACGAGGCGATTCAAGCCGCCAAAGCCGCCATCGCCAAAGCAACAGGGGGGAAAGAATGACCCAATGGAACAAACTCACCGACGAAGACCGTGAACGCGCAATGAAGTCTATGCCCGACATGCTTGAAGGCTTCCTGAATACTTGGGGTTGGTTGCACTTCGCTAAGGCGATTGAGGATATTTGCAAGGAGAAGAACGCCGCCCCTGCGCCAGATGTGCAGCCGGCAATCTACCCAGAAGAAGCGCGACAGATGGGATTGGAGGAAGTTGCGTATTACACCCACCCACCAGCCGCTGATGTGCAGCCAGTTGGATATTTTAATGGCGAGTTTGGAAGTCATGACGGCAATCGTATTTGGTTTAAGGTTATTGCTTCTGACGCTATCCCGACCGCTGGTTCTGCAATTTACGCTAAAGAACTTGTATGCGATTGCGCAGCAAAAGATATGCCGTTTGGTCGTTGCTGCAAAGCGCCTAATTTTTCAACTTGTAAGTCCAAATTACAAGTTGATCAGTGGAACATCAACATTAGAAATAGCGTAGACAAATTGTTAGAACAAGCCGGCTTTGCTCCGGATTCAAGCGTTAGGCATCAACTGGCAATGATGAAATTATCTGAAGGCAAAATAAAATGACCGACCGTGAACTGTTGGAACTGGCTGCGAAGGCTGCTGGGTTTCGGTTTTTTTATACATACGACGAAAATCTTTCGGAGCCTTGTATTGAGATTGATGGTTTTCCTCAGCCGTGGAATCCGTTAGCGCGTGACGGCGACGCGCTGCAATTGGCGGTAAGGATTGGCATAGATTTGGTATTCACTCCAGAAGATGTTGAAGCCGTCGCCACACAGCACGCTCGCCAAGAAGATCAAGAAATGATCTCCCCTTGGGCTTGTGAAAGTTGGACGCTAAAGCCGCAAGACCCATACGCCGCAACCCGTCGTGCAATCGTTCGTGCGGCAGCAGAGATGGGAAAGGGAATGGAATGAATTCTCTGACCTTAGCCCAAGGCATGACCGACGAAATTTTGCAAATTATTCACAAGTACGACGAAACAATGCCACTTGCTACTGCGCTCGGGGTGTTGGAGATCGTCAAGCAGCAACTGATTCAAGACGCTAACGACGAGGACAAAGTATGAACCAATGGAAACTTGTGCCGGTTGAGCCGACCGAGGAAATGATTAAAGCCCTGCTAGGGAAGCCAGAGGATTCGTGGGCAGAAGGCTACGCAGCCATGATCGCCGCCGCCCCTGCGCCAGATGTGCAGCCGGTGGCGTGGTTACACGTCGGCGGGGTTTATCGCGAAGAACCCGATGAATGGGAACTTGAGGCGGAACAGGGTTTGTGTGATGAACTGAATGACAGCCACATTAACAAACCGACAGCCTTACCCCTTTACACCCACCCACCAGCCGCTGATGTGCGGGAGTTGGTAGATGCGTTGCGTGGCGTTGTTGAAGTCATGGAACCGCTTTCACCGTTAGATAGCTTGCGGTATCACACTGCGCAAGAGGTTCTGAAAAAGTGGGAGCCGGAATGACCAGCACATCACGAATAGAATCTCAATCTTTAATATATTGAAAACAAAATAAATTTACCAATAAACAGCATAAGATAAAGTTTTTTATCTTATAGAAATAAAAGGCAATAAAATGAAACACATCGAAATACGACTCTCGGAAAGACAGCGACAAGTAGCCGCTCTCAAAAAATCTGGCGCATCAAACGCAGAAATAGCAGAACTGTTAGGAATATCTGAAGAGACGGTCAAAACCCATGCCCGCCATGTTTATGAGATCTATTCAAGCCACGGAATTGACTTGCACAAAGGTACGCTAATAGAGCAAAAGGCCAGAATGAGAATGCTTCAACTGGTTGCCAAACGAGCGGCTGCGGAATCAAATTTCGGATTGCAGTGCAGTTAATCTTGCGTTTTGGTTTCGCATGGTGTTAATATCGAATTGTTGATTGTGTGTGTAAATCCTCCTCCTGTCAGTAAAATGACATTCAGCCCGGCGCAATGCCGGGTTATTTTTTTATTTACTACCTTTAATCTTCTCCATTGTCCGATATCCGCCCAGGCCAAGCATACCCACTAGAAGTGTCATCAACGTGTCGCTGTCCAGTGCCGCAAATTCTATTCCCCTTCCAGTAGTCAACGCAATCAATGGCGGTGCGATAGGACGAAAAATAAAGTCGTAAAAAAGCCCAAATGCACAAATCCACCCACATGCTGGCCTCCACCCGCCTCTGAACACATCAGAACCTGCCTCAACCTTATTTATTTCCGCTTGCGCCTTCGACATTTCGACGGTCGCATCAAGCTCACGGAATGCACCTTCCTGTTGAAGTTTCATCAACTCCATTTGCGCTTGAATTTTTTGCTGCGGGTCTGGAAATAACTTATCAATAACCTTGCTGCCAATATCTAAGATGCCGCCGACCAGTAGTGGATTCATTTAGGGTACTCCGTCCAAGGTAGTTGCCAATGCGGTCCATCTTTGAACCGTTTCCAATCCCCGCCCCATTCAATTGGCACATCAACCAATTTTGCGGCAGTCTTGATGCAATCAGCCAGAACGTAATACAAAGGCCAATCCCATGATATTTTGCCGTCGTAAACTGGAGCAACATCAACAGCATGGCCTGTTAAGTGACGGCTATTTAATGTCTGACTTGCACCGATTTTCACCATTTCGCGCTGACGCTCTAAAGTTCTAACGCCCTCGATAATGGCAAAGTCAATGTCAGTGGTCTGAATTGCCTGACGCATCACCAGAACCAAATCCGGGTGAACGCCGTCAAGATTATTCTCGGACCGCTGACTAAACTTGAATGTCATTTGCGCTGTGACTTTGATTCGACTTCTGATCGGATTGCTGCTGATAACGCTGCTGAACGCTGCGCTGGCGGCATTGAGGCAAGAAACAATTCGATACGCTTCAACGTATCCCAACCAACCATCTGACCTTTGGTTTCTGCTAAATCACGCTCAATTGCTGCTATTCGCGCATCGTGATTTTTATGAATCTGAGCAAGTTCAATGAATCTTTGCGTAAATTCTTGCCGCATCAAATTTTGTTCTTTATACATCTGCCATTGAAGCCCAGCACTAGCAGTGATAACGGCACACAGCCCCCAGAAAAACAGTTTATTGAGGAATGTTTCGGCAGACTCAGACATTTTTGGCTTTCAGTTTGACAAGGGTTGAAAGAAAAGAATAAGCAGAATTTGGAGTGAATCGCCATGCTTCATTAACACCGAGAGACGCTAAACAGGCTTCACTGCAGAAATACTTGCCTTTTCTTTCTGGAATTGCATCAATAGCAAACCGAATCAACCCGAAAAAATCATATCGAAGGCCAAGATGATTGTAAAACCAATCTCTTGAAATATCTTCTGCAAATAATTCTCTTGGTAACTCGATAAAATCCCATCGAGAATCATCAAATTTGATAGACTTAAAGCGTACACCGCTATCCATAAAACTGCTAGACGCTGCCGTTTGGTCATCGAATACAATCTCCATGTGGGAATACGGCCCTCTATCCCACCACGAAACCAAACGATTGAATAGACGCCGTTTACCCTTATAAAAAGCCGCTTTCATTTATCGTCACCTTGTGTAATTTTGTTTTTGAAGTCACATTCGATATCTTTCTCATATATCGTGCGCTCAAATCTGTCTTTACCGATGACTGCTTTTGATTTTAGGTCATTAGGCAGCCATTGCAAGTTTATGATTGCGTCACACCCGCCACAGGCTAGAGGTATAACGTGGTCAATTGCCCAGCCAGGACAGGAACCAGACATTTTCCCATTAGAAGGGCATGGGTAATGCTTTTTGAACTCAGAAAGTACGTCAATTCTTCGCAGTATCTTTCCGTCTTTATGCCTTCTTGGCTCACCGCAATAACGGTATTCTTTCAAAGGGTCTAGCGTGTGTGCATTTGCAACATTAAATGTCAGAAATGCACAAATAATTACAATATATTTAATCATGGCTCAGTAGAAAGAACGGTTACGGCATTGCCCGGCCAGAGAATGCACAACTGAGTTTTACCGGCACCGTTATCGCGAGTAAACAATCTTGCCCTGTTTGCAGCCGGTTGGCTCGGGGTGGCTGCTATTTCTTGCAATTCAAGAAACTCACGGGCAATGATTCTACGTGGCCTGTTGTTCGCTGTGCCAACGTCATAGACACCATCGTCCGTGAATTCAAGATTACCCCTTGCTTGCCCTTGCCAAAGCGATAGACTTCCCTGAGTAGCAAGAGGGTTCGTAATGATAGAGCGCATGGCGAACGCATAGCACAGGTCACTAAACATGAATGTGCCAAGCTGCGGCAAACCCTGCCGCAAATGATGTGACATCGCGTGCTCAAGTGCGACAGCACCTTTGCGTGGCTCCTGACGGAACCTTACTGCCACATAAGCGATTACAAGCGAAGCCAGCGTATCAGGGTTCCGATTCCACCATGCAGGGAATACACGATTAACGAATTCGTAACCATGACCATAAAGGTCTGCAATCAACTCAGGCGATGATGCAACCGGTACTTGATGCAATTCCGGAAAAATTGCAGCCATCATGTCTGGGTAAAATGCCGTGTTTACAGTCAGAGCGTTATCGGCAAATCGCCATTCTTTTGTCGATGCCTGATAAAGCCCTTTAATGCCCGATGCAACGCCTGCAGCAATGTTTCCATAGTATGTGGTATCCGCATCACCGATGACCGCCAGCATGTCTGAAAACGCTTTCAAACCGCTGTAATTCTCGCAGTTATCTTGCAAGTAGCACACTGGCCATTTGTCTATGGCATTTGAGTGCAACTCATTTTGAAATGTTGTGATTAGACCTTGTGCAAGTGGGTATTGATACTGCCATTGACAGGTTCCATCGGTAATGATGATTGTCGGGTCTGTACTGCTTGGCCCCGTACCGCTCGATGCAGATGTTCCAGAGGTAACGCACAGATAAACCGAACCATTAGCCTCACGATAAATTCCTCTTGTGTATGCAGTAGACACCGCCCAAGTGGTGTACGTTTTCTGGCACCGTGCAAGGTTAGCGAATGCTACATTTTTCAGAGTAGCAAGGTTCGTCTGTCCATGCACGTTTGTAGATGACAGCCACGAATAATCATTCCGAATTTTGAGCCATTGGGCAACCAGACGCAAAAATGAGGAAGCATAAGCGTCATGCGAGTCAGCAGGCCGCACTGAATAACGGTCTGTCTGTACGTCATGCACATACCAATCAGCACCGGTTGTAAACACGCCAATGGGGTTTAGAAATGCCCAAGTAACTGCACCGTCACTGACATTGTCCGACGTGCCGGAAGGCGCTGTAGCCCCTGTCGTGCCGGCTGTTTTGGCTTGATAGATATTGCCAGATGAAAACCTACGTGTGCCGATACTTACAACCTGACCAGTAGCCCAGTTAGGATATTCGCCCACATGCGGGTAAATGTATTTCCATGTAACGGTACCGTCCACAATGGCGCCACCAGTACCTGATGGCGCTGTAACGCCTGTAGTACCTGCCACGGTGCATTCATACACGTTGCCATTTATATACCGCTTCATACCCTTCTGAATAGCAACACCAGAAAGCCAACGGGTAATCAGATTGAATATGTAAGCATCAACGTATTCTTGAATTCGTGTGTTCGTCAACCTGTCGATAACATAGAACAGACCAAGGTTTGAGAAATACCAAACCACGCCGTTATTCACGCCCCACCGGTATGCGCCCTGCACGTCGAATTCAGCAATAAAGAACCATTTGCAAGTTCCATCAACGAACACAAATTGCTCTAGTACTGGGTCCCACGTTGTGCCGACATAACCAGTTGGGGCGCTTGCAGCGCCGGTCACGCCGCTCTGAACGCAGATGTAAAGATTGTCTCCAATTTTTACTTTTGACGCGTAATTGAAAAAAGTGTTCGGAGCATAGGTCAAAGCACCAGACTTTGGAATGTCAAAATCGCCAATGATCTTATTAAAATCTAGCGATGCCTCTGGCACGTAAACCCGTTCAGTAGAAACACGGTTTCTCATGTCCGACACGCCGGTAATTTTTGACGAATCAGTTTGCACTCGACAAATTTTGGCCTTGTCGTTTTCTTCGGTCAGTAGCCAATATGTTGCGTTTGACTTGATGAAAAGCTGACCGGCCTTGTCGATATAAACATCGGTGTAAGTGTTCGCTGAAAATGAAATTGTCTGCCCGGGAAAGGTAACCTGCACTCCCTCGACCCAAGCAACGCCAGTTGTAAATGTTGCCGTGAGACTGTTCCAACCATTCGCAGGCTGCTGCGGAAGCAAACCGCTAATTACATACGGGTAAGAATTGTTAGCACCGTCTGCCGCTGCTGTTGATTCGATTTCCTCATACAGCGAGGACATAATTGTCTGCTGTTTGCGGTCACGAATCAAAATTGAATAATTGCTCGGAACGTATATTTTCGCAGGCGACCCATCTCGATCGGCGAACCCGTTAATAGTGCGAATAGGTTGTGATGCGACATTCGTAAAACCGGAATCCCAGTACACATTGACAGGGCTTGTTACTGGGTTTTGACCGTATTCACCAAAATACAGATAACCCGCCTCAAGCGGAGTTCCGTCGATATCGTTATAAACTTCAAACGGATTTTTTGCGAGCTGGGTCATTATTTACCTTCTGGCTTATAGTTCAATGCCTTTGTGATTCTGGCTTTGATTTTCCTGTCTTTAACTGCGCCTCGAATAAAATTCATTCCTTGAATTGCAGGGACTGGAACACCAGACAGCCCTCCAATTACAGCAGATTCAGCCAACAATGCCGCAATAGTTCTAGCAGTGCCGGAATTATTGACAGACGTTAGCGGTGGGGTCGATTGGATATATTTCAAAACCTGATTCAGGTTTCTAATTTGCTCTGCCGCCTCTTTGCCCATCACCAGATCTAGCTTGCCGTTCTTGTCCAGTGCTTTCAATGCCTTGTCCAGATTTGCACCAGATATAACCGGCAAATTATCAGCGCCAATACCTGATTCGGATTTTTCAAGCAAGTGGCGCACAGTTGCACCTTGCAATTCACGCCACGCCTGTTTGCCTTCGTCATCTTTAATCGTCATCAGCACACGCTTAATGTGCTGAATCTCGCTCGGACGGGCAGACAAAATCGTCTTGTTGAATACTTCCTCAATTGGCACTTGAGGGTCTGCCATGCCTTTTTTCTCAAGCAACAAACGTGAAACAATGGCACGATTCTCATACTTCTGCGCTTGCTTCTGACGCTGCGCCCTCATTGCCTTTGTAGTCTGACCTGCAATTGGTTCCCCAATATCATCAACCGTTCTTTTGATGATAGAGGCAATGCGCTTGTCGTTCGGACTGGCTGCGCCAATAGCAGATACGGACTGCCGAAAATCTTCAAGCTGTCCGAGCGTCACTCTAGGGTTGGGGACAAGGTTGCCTGCATCATCAATTTGAGCAATTCCGAGATTGACAGCATTTTGACGGGCAGTGTCAGACACTCCAGTAATGCCGGAAACTCCTCTAGCCTGACTATTCAAAAAGTCAGTTATCGGTGCCGTATTGACCGGAAATGATGCCTCTGGCGATTGCCTGAATTGATTGTATAGCGATGAGGTTTTAGCCTTCTCAGCCTTCCAACCAGACATCAACGAATCAACCACCTTGATACCGGTGTTTGAGTAGTCCCCAGATTCGGCACCTGTTGCATCAAGCACTTGATTAAGTTTAGCAAGTGCCGCACGGTTGTTTTCTTGCTGCCGCTCAAGAAATGGCGCTTGGTATTCCGGTGTTTTAGCCTTCTCTTTTTCCCAAGCAAGCAATTCCGGCGAGCGTTTTACCTCGCCTTCAGACAGACGCAAGCCAGCCATTTCCGCTTCTGTTGCACGCTGCAACTCTAACGGTGTCGCAGCTGCGCCAGCGGATCCGCTTACAGCAACTTTAGCGGGTTGCTTAGGCTCCATGCCCACTGCCTCACGCACGGTTACTGCAGCGGCTTGCACTGGCTTTGCTGCCGTTCTAGCGGCTTGCTGTACAGCCTGTGCCCCTCTTTGTGCTGCAATCTCCGCAATGGGTGCTGCTTGCCGTGCAGCCTGTACTATTTGCCCAGGCACAGCCAATTGAGGCATGAATGGCGGGATAACCTCTGCCAATGCCTGCCCAACCTGCTGAACCCGCTCTTGACCAACTTCTGTACGTGGAGCATAAGTAAGAGCCTGTGCGCCCTTTGCTGCAGCCTGCTCGACCATCTTTGCGGCTTGCGGTGTGCCAAATTGACCGGTCAGAATCTGCTCCGCCAGCCCTTTAAGGGTTCCACCAATCATTCCAAGCGTGCCGCCTACTGCACCTGTGCCAAGCGTTAGGGCGGCCTCGCCTGCGCCGACAATTTGCTGTCCGATTCCAGGCTGTTGTGGCGGTGGTGTTACTTGCTGTTGTGTCTGCGCTGCCGTTTCTTCGCTTTTAGCCAACTCATAAGCACGAGCAACAGTTTCAAACTCAGATGACCCTCGTTTGCTTTGATTCTTAACTATCCATGATGCGTATTCGTCAGCAGTTGCCATTATCGCCCCCCACGCAAAATCGCGTCAGCCTGCGACCTGATATTCTGTTGCCCAACCATTGGCGCAGGGCTACGTTCTGTCGGAATTTGCTCGACTAGCGAACTCTGACCGCCTTTTGAATAACGCTTGGAAACGTCAGCAGCAATACGTTGCGAAAAGTCATTAAACGATTCGCCCGGCTTTGCAGAATAATCACCTGCAATAAACGCCCCCTTTGCCCTAGTCAAAACGCCGTTGTTCTGAGCAAGCCAATCAGTTTTAGCATTTGAAACAGAAGCATCTAGGTCTTGCAATTTTGCGACACCACGAAGGAATGATGACAAGTCGCTAGCAGAAGCATTCTTCGACGGGAACCCTTCAAGTGCCATTGCAATATCTTTATCCGATGCAGCACCGGCCGGAAGTGATTTAACCGCAGCAGTGTTCCTAAGACGGACATACTCTTGACGCAACTGCGTCATGCCGCCCTCGAATCCACCAACTTTTTTTACAAAGTCAGTTGCGCCAGAAAACGCACCATAACCGCCGCCCTCGGCATCAAGTTTATTTGCCAAGTCGTTAAACTGGTTTGCCGCCTGTTTCGATGTGGCTGCAGTGACTGCTGCCTCATTTATTAGCTTTCTGGTATCGGTAGGAATATCGTTAAGATTCTTTTCGATAGACGACATTTTCTCTGCCACCGTTGCAGCAGTTGCTTGCCTATCAAGATTCAGACGGGCAGACCTGTCGTTAATCTGGCTTTGCAGATTTTTAACATTCCACGTTTTTTCGTTAATGCCTGCAACTTGCAATTGTTCTGCAAATTTACCTTCTGCCAGCGCCTTTTGCGCCTTTCCTTGAGCTTCGGAAATTTCAGACGGTGCCTTGTGAATCTCTAGCCATTTTTTAGGGTCTAGTGATGCGCCAATGATTCCGATAGTAGCCTTTGCTGCATCTGGACTGTTATTGATCGAAGAAATAACTTCCTCGTAATCAGAAAAGTCTTTCCCTGCATTTTTCAATGCGTCACGCTTCTGTGTTGCGTATGCCAATGCAGCATCAGCATTGCCGGTGTTCAGCGCGTTAAAAATCTTTGCCGCATCGCTGAAAAGCGTATTCTGCTGCGCTTCTGTAACGTACTTACCGGACGCAAGAATAGCCTCCCTTTGACCAGGATATTTCAGAGCCAATTCTCCAAAAGCCTGTGCAGTAGGGTTTTTCATTGTTGCTTGCAAGTCCAAAGCGTACTGCTCTTGCATTCTCTGCGCTTTTTCTTGCTCTTGTTGTTGTTGATATAACTGCCTAAGTGCAGCACCGGCTTGAAGCCCAGAAAGAAAACGAGCGCCGATATCTGGCTGCTGTTGCGGAAGATAATTAATAGGTTGCATTTTTTAATCCTTAGAAAATACCAGATTTTCCAGCGCCGCCACCAGCACCCCCTCTAGCACCGCCGCCACCAGCGCCTAAAATCATTCCGCCAATTTGTACAGCATCATTGAATACAGTACGATTAATTCCACCTTTAGCCATGATTCCACCGGCTTGAGCGGCGCCCATTTGAGCCAATAGATCACCAATGGCACCAGCAGATTGCATACCTTGTGCAGCTTGACCAGAAGCAGATGCTTGTCCAATTTGTGTCAAACCACCTAGCTGCGAAAACCTTTGTTGAACCATCTGGTTAAGTAATCCCGGTCTAAATTGTGCCAATGCGCCTTGAATATTTCCACCGCGCAGACCTCCGGTGGCCGATGCCTGTTGTAGCATTGCATTCTCGCCTTGTTGGTACATTGACTGAAAAAATGGCGATTGCTCTAATGCCGCAATTGCTCTCTTTTGTGCATCAGCAGACTCAACGATTTCAAATTGTTGCTCTTTGCCTGTAACACCACCGCCAGATGTTTTTTCACTTCCGGGTGTAGAACCAACGTTCTCTGCGAGTGATCTTAAAACAGGACTTAAAAAACCACCGCCGCTAGATCTAGTGATTCCAGTTGATTCGCCACCCGCAGCACCTTGGGTTTGCGTGCCTGTTTGCGTCGAAACAGGCCTCATTTCAAGACCGAGCAATGCCAACTGCTGCTGCATGGCAGCATTTCCAGACATTACATACGGAGACATTAACCTCTGCAATGCATCAAATTGTCTGCGCTGTTCTGCAATACCCTCCGAGGCCATTCCAGCCTGTACGCCTGCTGCTTGCTGTGCTGCTTCGGCCTGTTGTGTTGCACCGGTAAGCCCGCCAACAACTTTTCCGATTGCGCCAGTAATTGATTTGCTGCCGGACTTAACTACTTCACCCATTATTTCAACTCCAATCTAATAACATCGCCATCTTCACGGCCAGTTTCTATGAATCCGAAAAATCTAGCTAACCGCAATGAGCGAGTATTTTTTTCGTTAATCCGCACCAAAAGAGTTCCGTGTTTTTGCTTCATATCCGACAGATATTTTTTAATCTCATGTTTGATGTTCCACTTCCCACGTTTCTCTGGAACAACGAATAAATCAAACTCATTTCCGTAGGAAATAAAAGCGCCACCATTAAACGACACAATATCGCACGATTTTTCTATCGCTTCACGCACTTCATTTGAAAATGGAATGTCATACTCGGCAAGATGTGTGGCGATAACTTTCCAAATACTATCGTTCATGTTATTTCACGGCCTGCAGCGCTAATGGTCAAAGCAGATGCAAGGCTGGCAAGAGTTGAAATGAAACCGCCGTCCTCAATAACTTGACCGACCAATTCTGGACACAAATAACATTCACCCGGAGCAATCGATCTACTATTTATCACCCTGTTTTCCGTAATTGCAGAGCCGCCGTTTGGTACTAGGTTTGCGCTAAATGTCCGTGTGGCTGCGCTGTTGTTTGTAACGGTAAATTTGTCAATCACCGTTTTGCAGTCTGTCGCCGTGTATTGTGCAGTTTGCACTGCCTCTGCAAATTTCCTCGGAATGATATTTTTAACGGTAATCGGCATTAGAGCACCTGATAAGTGACAGAAAACGCGTATGTCGCATTTGCGATATTAACCGCATTAAACCTAAATTCAAACACATCAGAAGCCGAATTTGCAATTATGCTGCCGTTATCGGACTGCCCCGCAGTGGTTGTGCTAAATGTCCCGCCAGCCTGCGTTGCAGCAGTGAAATTGCTTGCCACCGGCAATGACATATTCAAAACGGTATTGCCTGACGCCGTGGGGTCAATTTGAACCGTACCACTTACCGTTACTGTTGTTCCTACCCTCAACCACTGGCACACTGCCGCCGTGCTTGCAGCCACGTTTGTGACGTTTGTAAGGGTCGGAGTGTATGTGCCTGACGCAATATGGCTGCTCGCCTCCCAACGGCTTGTGGTGCTGTTGTAAATCAGCGTATTGCCATTAACAGGTGAGGGCGCATAGACATTGTGTAACTCGTCAATTTCATATCCGTTGTCCACTTTGACGAAAATCTCGCCAACACTGGCATGTACGCGCACAACAAAACCGACGATAACTAGATTATCCGGTGCAACAGGTTTGATGCGTGTATATCCACCAGATACCGACGTTGAAAGGTAAAGCGTGTCGCCCTGCGTAAGTGCGTTACCTTCTGAATCTGTGATGGTGTTCAATTTCCGAATCAAGCCGGAATTAAGAACAAAACCTTCGGCGCCAGACGCAATTGATTCGTCCACGAACCCGAATGTGTGGTTTGACGTTGCCTCTGCGTCTGCTCTAGCTCTATCGATCTTGATTCGGTTGCCCTGTGCTCCTGTAATCTGAACCACCGTCCCGCGAGCCATTGTCGTAGCGGATCCGTTGAAACACAGTTCGAATTCGCTCTGACCAATCGGTAAAGTAGAGTTGCCGCCTTTTAGAGTCAGCATCAAAGTGCCGTCACCATCATCGTAATATAGGCGACGTGCAGCAGGCGCAACAGGCGCAATCTGTGGGAAGTCTATGTAATCAAACTGGCGTGAATTTCCAGATTGGATTTCGGCCTTAGCGTCAGCGTAGCCAAGAGACAACGCAAGGTCGTTAATCGCTTGATTGATAGCAATAACATCAGTCGGGAGCAGGTCATAAACTTCGTCCATGATGCGTTCGAAAGCCTTGATTGCCTCATGGTTCGGCAGGAATTCTGCTAACTGATTCCGTGTGAGTGGTCGTTTCCTAGACATTTAGCGGCTCAATAACGGCTTCCAAACGTGCCATTGATATGTGGGCATCACTTGTACCTTTGAAACGCTGTATGCGCCAGTTTCTCATTGCACCTTGTTGCAACCAAACAATGCGCTTTGTCGTGTCACCTGACGCACCGACTTTTGCATATTTTTCCTGACTGTACGACAACCCATCAATCGAATACGAAGTGCTAATTTGCGGGTTAGTTCCAACTGATACACGCCCAGTCAGGCTTACCAATTCAAGCGAATGAAGGATTGCACCTCGCCCCTCGTTGTAAACAATTTGAGTGCCAAACTCCCACGCAACAGCGTTACCGTAATGCGTCGAGATGGTCGAATCTATGTAGCCGTGAACGGCACTCGTCGGGTCACCAACCAGCCATTTGTTATAGCACCACACGAAGTTACGTGCCCGATATTGCCCAGTTGCGCCAACGCCGCTAGTCAGAATGACCCATACAGGTACGCCTATTTCCTTCGAAGCGCCACCATCATAAACGATAGTACGGTTCGGCAAATGGACATACAAGAACTCATGTGACTTGTATGAAACGGCCTCCATCACTGCCGTGGACAATTGCGCTTCCGTATACTCGGACAAGATTTCGTCGATTTCACGGGTAGACAGTTTCATGCTTTGCCCGTTGGCGCCAAGCCAAATAGCAACAGATTCATTTCGACCACTACCCATGAATGCAATCGCATCGAGATACACGCAGCAAGTATTGGTGCCAATTGCTCCACGTTGAATTTGCGCTCCATCAATGCGGCTAAATGGAAACAACTCACCGCCCACGTTATCGAACACTTCGATGGTGTGACGGTTTAATGCGTAGACCTCATTTCGCACTTTCAACAATGCCACAACCGGATCTGGGTCGGCTTCTGCGCTTCCGTATTTCAGAGGGTTTACTGCAAGCGGGTTATTCAACTCGGTGACGATCAGAAACTCACCATCGGTTGTCATAAAGTAACCATCTACCCAAACCACATCGACAACCGTTCCGATATCTGGGTCTGTCACTTGCGTGAATGTCGTCCCATCGTAGTAGTAAAGATTGCCACCAGAGGCAACTGCAAGCCTGTCGAATGAGTAATCGAATGTGACTTGCCCAGACCCGCCAACATCGCCCAGGACAGTCGAAACTCCAACCGAATCGATGCTGACAAGTTTTGTTCCCATAACTCGATAGCAAACGCCGTTCCACTCAATGCCGCCACGGTCTACACCTACGCCGGTGCCAAGCTGCACAATGCCATCAGCGGGGCGTAAATAACCTTCACTGATACCGTTTGACTTTGGGACAGGAACCAGATTGCGCGGGTATGAAGTGCGAAAATCAGGTTTGCTGTCAGTGTATATGCCCTGAACTATTGGAATTTGCATAATTTACCACTTGACATTGGTCACCACTTCGCCTTTGAAGACCACCAAGCCGCCGACATTTTGCCCTTGGCGATATTTTTTGCGTGTCTGGCCTTAAAAGATTCTCGCCTATTTTTAGCAGCCTCCGATTCTCCCTCCTTCTTTGGAGAACCAGACACGCCCTGCTGACCGAATCGAATAGTTTTCACTTTGTCGCCTTCTTTAGCAACGACAACGTGAGATTTTGTGGGGTGTGATGGGGTGCGCTTGGGCTTGTTGTACCCAGACACCCCAACCCGGTCAAGCCGAGGGTCTTTCGGCATTTTCAATCCACTGCGGCTCTACTTCTGTTGTACCTTCAATCCACTGCGGTTCTACTTCTGTTGTACCTTCAATTTCTGCATCATCATGGATTACAACGTACCAACCATCAATGGCCTCGATTACGTTATACCAGTATTTAGTCACGCCAGAACCCCCGTTTTTATTGCACTCTTGCTCTGAGAAATCTAAAGCCAGTTTTTCCGAGTTGAATTTTTTGTATTTCATTTACGTTATTCCATAATAAGACATCATGTTGTCTTCGATTGTTAGTTTTTCTTGCAGCGATAAAACTCTAGGGAAAAGTATATTTTCCGAAATGTAATTCCCATCAGAAATAAAATTTGCGCCAATTCTTATAGAGCAAGTTGCAGATGTTTCTACAGCGCCACTTAACGCAGCAGTAGCACCTAAAACTTTATTTCTGTAAAGCAAATGGTTTGAGCCATTGTTTATGTGAGAAAAAACAAGACCGCCAGAAGCTGGCATTCCAGCATTAACAGTTTCAGTTCTAAGTGTTCTTCCAAGAAATGGATACGAAAATCCGTTTACAGAGAATCGAACATATTCGTTCTCACTGAGAGTCGCAAATAAAGAAATCCCACGATAGCCTCCGGTAACCGATGGCAATACAGAAATAAGTGTTGCCAAGCCGCCAGACGGAGATGGGATATTTGCTGCACTAGTTAAAAATTGCAAGCTAAATCTAGCAGAAGGAATTCCATTGATTTTATCAATAACGCCAGCATTAACAATTCTTGGCTGATTTGCAGCCGTGGCTTGGTTTACATTCCGTCCGTTCCCACTCTGATCATACAAAGTTGTAATAAATCCAGAGTTTATACCTACAAATGTAGAAAGCGCTGTCTCGTCTAAATCACCTATGGCAGTAAAACCAATATCTTGCTCTGCATTATCATTAGAACGACGGACGCGAATTGCAGCACCTGTATATGCGCCACGCAATTTACGGACAGAATATGCTGCTGCAGCACCTGAATAAACATCAACGATTCCGAACGGAACGGCCGCAGTTGTTGATGTAGTGGCACGAACTACCATTACAATCCCTCTCCAGATGAAACGTAAACTGTATTGCCAGCAGCGTTGCTCACAGCCGCAAGTACAGTATTCCCAGACGGAATAGCAAATGATTCTGTAGTGTTTGGCAATACCGGAGTAGAACCCGGCACACCGGCAAGTGCTACAACAGCGGTTGGAGTTGTCCCGGCTTGGCCGGTTGTAAACCACACAACGTTAGAACCGACGTTTGTGACGCGAATACTATTACCCGGCGGCGCTGGAATGCTTACAGATGCAGATGTGGTTCCAACAGACAGCATTGCAGTGTTGTTCCCGCAGAAATAAGGCATTGAAACGACTGTTTCAGCAAATACGCTGTCGTTTTTGTCTACGTAGCGACGTGGTACGTTATTGTCTGTTTTAATAATGTCAGTCATTTTTTTAACCTCAGTTTACGACCAAGAAATCAAAAATAGTGATAGCAGTTGCAGCAGCGTTGCCGGTAACAGTAAACGAACCCGCCGCCGGGTTAACTGAAATAGATTTCAACGTAGTGTCATTCCGCTGCTGGACGAACACTTTACTATTTGCTGTAACCAAAGAATTGGTGATTACAACAGTTGAGCCGCCAGCAGCAAACGCTGCACGACCGCTCAATGTGTTAATTGTTGCGTTTCCTGGGGTGCCACTTGAATCTGTACTTACGACAGTAAGAGAGTTCAACCTTGTCAAAGTAGTTGAGCCTGTTCCTGTTGCACCTATCGTAACGCTTCCGGTACCGGTTGGCGACAATGAGTGGTTTACGTTTGCGCCGTTTGCCACCAATGAACCGGAGGCTGCCAAATTTGTAAACGAACCAGCTGATGCAGTTGTTTGGCCAATTGGAGTGTTATTAACTGAGCCACCAGTGATTGCAACCGACCGTGGTTGATAACGCTCTTTGGTTGCAACTGGTGAGGCGCCGATTACATATTCAACCTCACACACGGCAGCAAAAATTTCTACTTCTTGCTCTGACGTAAACACCGGAGACAAGTAGGAAGCATTTTCAATGCTTGCGATATTACGAAATGCTCGTGGGTATTGCGATGGGTTTGTGCCAAAATGAATTTGAGTTCGACCAGCACCATAAGAAGTAACCAACAGTCTTTGGTTTGCAGGAACTTGAACAGTTACAGACCCACCAGATTGAATAAACGGCATTTGTTTTCCCTTTAACCAACTCGATACCAAATTTTATTCACGTTGTCGAAACGCAGACGGAAAAAGCCGTTCGCGGCTAGAGTTGTAGGCGCACCGAGTACGGTCGAGCCATTGCCGTTAATTGTAAGTGTCGCCACTGACTGAGTACAGAAAACTAGAATTTCCTGACGGTCAATACAGTTCGCTTGCACAGGCAGTACAAGCGTGCCTGCAGCAAATCCACCAGTGGGCGTGAGAAGCAGGAAAACACTAGATGAAGCATTGTTTACTTGAACGGAAAATCCAGTAGCAGACGGAGACACATACTGCGTGATTTTGTCATCATTTGCCGTAATGCCCTCTTGGCAAAAATCCTTCAAAACCGACATAGGAACGCGCCTAGTGTCACCGTTATTCGTGCTGAATACCGGCACTTGGTCTCCGCCAGAAACCGAATCAAGCGCACTTAATTGGTTGATAGTTGTCATTGTGACACCTTACATAAAATCGAGTGTTGAATCATCGCCAACGAGTAATTTATCCACCACCGGCGCAAATGGCTCACCAACGGCATAAGACTTGTATCCGGCACCAATCGGGAAACCACCAGGAATTTCCATTTCTGGCGGAACCGCAAATTTGTTCAGCAATGCGTCATAAGCCATTTTCGCATTTGCTTTTGTTTCTGGCGAAACTGTCTTGCCATAAGACGGAGCAATACGGTTTGCAAGTGCAAGAAATAACGCTTCTGCTGCCATGTCTGGGATATTGGTATCGGTGTCAATATCGCTATTCTGTGGGCTAGACGTAAGCGGGTAACCGATTCTGATGCCCTTACCATTCCAAGTAGCTGCAAGCGAATCCAAACGGCGCAAAGCACTTTCTAACTGGTCTGCAGTTAAATCGAAAATATAAGGCGCAAGCCCGATTTCGTCGAAAGCCTGCTCAATCAATTGTCGCTTAGTCCAACCCATGAAAATCAGCCTTCTGCACTTGCTTTAGGTGGACGGCCACGGCGTTTTGCCTCCGGCTCGTCGGAGGAGATTTCTTCCTCGTTCGTTGGCTCATCTTTTGATTGTGATTTCGCAATCACTTCTTGCAGGCTTACATTCCAACCATCTGCAATGGCCTGCTCCAAATTTGAATCATTGACAATCAAGTAATCAACTTTTGTACCATCAACATCGAGCATCGACCCTAGTTTATAGAGCATTGTTGTCGGTTCTGGAATCATTTTGATTTGCCTTTCATTTTCTTGCCTGCTTTCTTTGCGGCTTCGCGAGCGACATTAAGCGCAATTGCGACAGCCTGCTTTTGCGGCTTTCCTGATTTCATTTCTTTGCTGATATTAGACGAAATGCTTTTCTGTGAATAGCCTTTTTTTAATGGCATTTTCAACTCCAATTAAAAAAAGAGGGGAACTTAATCCCCTCTCTTTTATTACACCGATTACGGCTGACCGAACAGGATAATTCCGGACATTTCTGGTTGCTTGTTCACAACTCCATAAAGCGTATCCAGACGGAACTTTGTGGTCAGGGTGTTAATGTCGAATTGCTTCGTCATCACAAGTTCAAGACCTTGATCGGTCGTTCCACGCATAACATCTGCGCCAGCACTTTCCGGAACGGCATAGCGACCCGGCAGAATTTCCAGTGCGTCTTTTTGCCAGAACGGGTTAACGCTTGCGGTCGCAGTGTTAAGGAACGTGATTGCAGCACCGTTTGCAGGGGTTGCCGTGCAGTTTTTGTACTGCAATT